ATCATCCTTTAACTCAGGGAAGTCTGAAAGCATTTGTAATTTAATTGGTTTGTTTAATAACTCCTTAAAACTTGTTCTAATTCTAGATATAAAATTACTGAATTGAGCTTCATCTCTTGTCATTTCAGAAGCATCTGAATAGATATTACCACCACCATTATCTCTATCAAAACGAGTAAATGGTATTTGTGATGCTCTTTTTAAAATATTATAAAACCAATTTAACATATCCGATTCGTTTAGATCATGTCCTTCTGGTGATACAACTTCTAAATTAGGAGTTCCTGATTCACCCTCTGGAAACCACACCTGCTTGTTATATGGTAGGTGTTTAGATCCATTTATTTGAACAGTACCCAATCTATCATCCCATTCAATTTCCTCTGAGTAATCAGCAATCATTTGTGATACTTGTTCCTCAGCTCTTTGTCTAGATAAACCTTGAATTGGGACAGTAAACTTTTGATAATGTGTAGCATTAATCATGTTAAACATTATACGAGTTTGTTCAATTATTTTTAATTGGTTATATGGTCTAATTAAACCCTCCACATATGATGTTTCCGTATATTCATCACCTGATGCATATGATACGTGTATTATTTGTGAATCAAGTAATATTCTCCTTAACGTTGGATCTTCGGGATATTGAATCCATATATAACCAACATTTGGTTCATATCCAGGAACTAAAGTAGATGAGTCTATTTGCTCAAATCCAATTATGTTCTGTTGTTTATCATCATAGACTATCTCAAATGATATATAACCATCGATTAAGAACGTTCTAAAGTGATCCCAACCCAATTTACCATCGTTGTACCCATACGAGTTATATACCCTATCAAATGCTTCCATATAAGCATCCTTTATTTCTTGGGAATATTCATCTGATAATGGCTTAGGTCTACAAAAAGTATCTTCGTCATCATAAATAATTGACTCATCACATACTTTGGTTACAAAATCTTTGATCTCATCTTTAATAGAATACTCTCTAAGAATTCTTCGTTTATCAGCATAAGCCCTATCTAAATAAGGTACGGACTTCCTACTAAGCATTGTAGCGACTGCTCTTTGTGAGAAAAAATCATACATAGATGTATCTTTCATCATGTTGGGATCTTCGTTAATCCCAACAGCAACTCTATTTTTAGAGATCATGTCATCATATTTCATCCCCCAGTTGGAGAGATTTCTCAACATGTTACTTAGTAATCCTTTGTTTTGAACATTTTGGTTTGTTCCACCACCATTCAATGGGTTATAACTTGCCATTCTATTTTAATAAATTTTAAATATATATAAAGGAAATTTTGTCCCTTTAATAGTTTTTCAACATATTTATATATTTTTCTGATATAACAACAAACTTCATCCCTCGATTCTCAGCATATTCGATCGCTTGAGTCCATTTATACATATTAGCATTCCACATATTCATAGCATACTCGAAATTTTCTAATTGTTTCTTTGTTGTTTTTTTTGGAAGTATTGGCTTCTTTGTTTCAGAATAAGGTTTTATCTCACCTAAAACTTTTGACACTTCTCCCTCAGCTTTTTCTAATTCGTAATAAACATCTGGATAATATCTATGAGATGATTCTTTCCATTGGTATTCACCCCACTCAGTTTTCTTAACTGATTTCTTATTATATGGTATCTCTACAAATTCAGCTCCCCATCTTATAACTCTAGGATATTCACCTTTTGGTTTACCTGCCATTAAGTCTAAATATTTATATATTTTTTTTTTTCGTACCCACTTCTATAGTAGATACCACCTTTCCCATTTAATTTTACAACATTATCTTTGTTTTCGGGAATATAATTGCCCTGTTGATACCTCCGTTTACCATTTTTACCTCTAGGATTATTTGGAGCACTATTTATCATGATATTTTATTATTTTTTCATATACTATATATTCAATTTTATCATACTCCCAATAGGGAATCCTCAATAAATCTATATTATTATTTTCACAAAATTTATTTTTAACTTTATCATTACACTTTTGTGTTTTTAGGGATTCCTTTCCTCCAAAATGATCTATACTTTCAAAGTGTTGTCTACCATCATATTCTATACATAGATTGTATTCAGGTAAATAAAAGTCAAATGACTTTCTACCTAAAGGATTAAACTTTTTTTGTGTTTGAAATTTTACATTATTAGTAGTTAATATATTAGATATTTTAACTTCCCCTTTACTACTATTGCATTTAGGACATCCATTTAAATCATAATAATGAGATCTGAATAATTGATTAAACTCTCCGTGTTTTGGACAAATTATTTTAATTTTAGAACTAACTCCCTTGTAAATAACTTTGGAATAATCATATTTGTTATTATGTATATTATTTAATTCTAACTTTTTACCATCCCATAATTCTCTCCACTTTTCATCAGATTTTTTACCCTCTCCAGATTTAGATATTATTTTTGAGCACTCATCACAAGGAGATATCAACTTCAATAAATTATTACTATGTGTATTTTTCTCACCATGTAAATCACATTTTACTTCAATAATAGAATTAAATATACCATCCCATTTATTACAAGAATATTTCCATCTTTTCCCAAATTTTTTATATAGTCTATTTGTAAATTCATACCAATCTATTTTACTCCTTTTACTTAAAGAACACGATGGACAACCACTTCCCCTTACATGGTGAAATGGTTTTTGGATAAATTCATCATGTTCTGGACATATTATGATCACATCTTTTTGGTTATCAACATAATCAACCAATGAATAATTATAATAATTATCATGTATTATTTTAGATTTATTTATAAAATTATCCTTCCTTTTTTTTAAATATTTTTTTTCGCTACATTTATTACATCTTTTACCCTTATAGTATAACTTATCATATGAAGTATTAAAAATGTGACCATTTTTACATTTCGATCTTAATTTCGATTTCGTACCATCATAGTATAATATTTCTAATATTTCATAACCTTTACTTTTAATATTACTTTTAATATTCTCTTTGGTTATTTTTCTAGATTTTTTAGATTTGGGGTTTATAGGTTTAGGTTTTTTATTTTCCTTTTTAGGTTTAAATTTAGGTTTAGATTTTAATTTTTTACAAAATTTACAACCATTACCATTTAAATGGCTATTAGGTGTTTGTTCAAACTCACCATGTTCTGGACATATAATCAGAACTTTAGTTTTCCAATTATAATATTTAACTTTAGAGTAATCATATTTATTTTTATGGACTTTTCTACATTTTTTTATAAATTCGTCACCATTAGATCTACAATAATTATCAACTATATCTCTACCGCAATAATAACAACCTTTCCCATTTAAATGGTTATTAGGTGTTTGTTTAAACTCGCCATGGTTTGGACATATAATTATAACCTTATCAGAGCTTTTTAAATATTTAACTTTAGAGTAATCATATTTATTTTTATGTATTAAATTGGATTTAGTTATAAATGATTTCCTATATTGTTCTGTTTTTTCTTTTTTTGAACATTGAATACAAGGAATTAATTGGCTTAAATGGTTACTTGGTGTTTGATTAAACTCACCATGTTCTGGACATATAATAACAACCTTAGTTTTATTAGTATCGTATTTAACCTTAGAATAGTCATATTTATCCCCATGTTTATTTATCGAGCGTTGTATAAACTCACCATTTTTTAAATTCTTCATAGTATGGTATATATATAAAATATGTACCCCATACAGAATTTATGGATTTATTATTAAAATAAATCAAGGTATAGATTTTCTATTTCTCTATCGGAGAGTTTATGTAAATATTTAAAGATTTCTTCTTCTGATTCATAATCTTCAAAATCTGTTTTATCAGCTAAGTAATCTTCTATTTGTTTCTCGCAACCATATTTAGAGAAACACCCTTTGATAGATTTAAGCATAACATCTATCATCATTTTTTTAGAATCACTTGATTCATTAAATTTTCTTAAATATTCCATTATATTATAATATATTATATTTTTATTGTTCCATACCACAGTGTTCACAAACCCATGATTCTTTTTCTTTATCCCAAAAGAAATCATGTGTATATTCCATACCATCTTCTTCCATTTGTTCTCTACACTCACATTCTTCTGGCTCAAACCAAGGTCCATCTTCCGAATCATCTTCATCATCTTCATCATCTTCAAATTCTTCAAACCCATTAGATTCATTGGACTTTGATTTTCTTTTTAAGATTTCCTCAAGTAATATATGTGCCCAAATTTCTTTATCCTCAGCTTTATTTTTAACTCTATCATCAATTATAGCATTTAAAGAATTTTTAAGGTGATCAAGTGTCATTTTACTAACTGGTATTTTTTGACCATCCTTTGTGACCCATATAGGTGTTTTAGTTTCTGAATGTGAATATCTATCATCATTAGCAAATTCACCATCAACTCCACCGATATAGTTTGGTTCACCGTTTACAGATTGATATGTTTCAAATTTTCTTAAATACTTCATAGTTCTATTTGTTTTTTTTATATATTAAGTTCCAATCTTAAATATATAGTAATATGGGAGAATTAATAGACGTTATAGAAAACCAATCAAAAGGAAATATTGTTTCTTATTACAAAGAAAACACCACCCTACTTTATAATTATTACAGAGGGGTTAACCCTCATCCAGATATGGCTCCCAAATATGCAGTAAAACCATTACCTATTAGTAAAATGGAAAGTGGTATGTTTTATTTTATGACATATAAAGATGAATCAAATTGGATGAGAAATTCACCTATATTTTTTGTGGATTGGAAAGAATTTGAAGGTAGAATAATTGGTTATGGTATTAACTTAAACTTTATCCCTTTAGAAGTCAGAGCTTCTATATTTGATGAAATGATCGATAACTTAGAAGAAGAAGATCAAATCAATGGAATATCTTTCGAAGAAATGTATAAGAGGTTATTAAGGGTAGGATATGAATATTCACTCGTAGAGTATGACATGAGTAGAATAGAGTCTGTTTTCCATATCTCTGTTCATATATTACCACGTTTTTTATATTCATCTTATCCTACTAATAAATATGATCCTAAAAAGTTATATAGTATATGGCTCAAAAAATTAGAAACAAGGGAGTTACGACACCAAGAAATAATCACACAGTTATCAGAAGACTTATTTAAAACAACCGAAGAAATAGAAATGAAGTATGATGCTTTATCAGATCATATGAAAAGATTTAAAAGAAATCATGATAAATTTGGTAAATAATTTTACCAACCGGTATTTTATTCGTATATTGTATTATTAATCAAAATAAAAAATAAATATGAAAGGTTTCTCAGCATTTAAAATTACACTTATTACTCCATCAGAAATGAATGAAGATGAGAGAGTAATGCAAGATATTGACGTTGTTGGAGCATTTGGAGAATTCTTCGATAAAGAATTTGAGTTCCTTGATGGTCTTGATGATATTAATGAAGATGAGAATGGTATTGTTACAAGTACATGGTATTTGTTTTTGCCCGACTCACAGTATGATAATATTGAAGGATTTTATAATAAAGTAAGATCTATCGATGAAAATTGGATTAAACCAATTGAAGATATTACTGATGAAATATTATTAGAAAATAAATATTTCGAGTTGGGTGATATGATTAAAGAATATTCAGAACAAAATCTAAGTAAAGATGATGTTCTAGATAAGATAAATTCATTTGGGTTTGAAAACCTTTCAGATATTGATAAAAAAATATTAAACAGCTAAAAACAATCAAATGACTAAATTACTCATGTTTATATATGCACTCATCATGTCCATTCTTGGAATAATTTCTATGAATCCAATAGATGTAATGGGTTGGGTTCTTTCAGGTTTATGGATTCTTTCCATAATGGGATTATATTTATTACCTATTAAAACTAAAAAGGATGTGTAGGAAAGAATGTAAAGAATGTCCATATAAGGTTAAAAACTCTCACAATGATAAGTTCTTACAAAGAGTTAATAAACTTCAAGATAAGGAAATTATAGGTGAGACACATACATGTCACATGATATCTCCTGGTTGGGGATCTCCTAATGATAAAAATGTGTGTATTGGATCTCTGAAAAACAAGTGATTTAGGTTTTTATTAAGAAAAATAGTATTATGACAAATTTTAAAATGAATGAAGAAATTGGAAATGGAGTAGTGACGCATTGGTCACATCCATATTTAAATCTAATAACATAGACGAAAAAACCACATATGAATCTCTTGAAGAGGAAGGTTTAGACCAAAAAGTTATTGATTGTATTATTGATAAGACTTTTGGTTCTGAATGATCTAAATATTCCGTATCGGAATATGGAATATTTATTATTTATCTAAAAATGGTCATTTTTTAGTTTATAGTCTTAATATATAATATAATGAACAAAAATAATATTATTATGAAAGATTTAAAACACTTAAAGACATTCGAAAATTTTAGAGTAGATGAAGAAATATCTCTTCCTTTTATGGGAAGTAAAAAGAAAGATCTTCTTAAAGGACTAAAGGAAGAAACAGAATTTTTAGCTTCTAATCCGCTTGCTGATGAGGTTAAAGATCTATATAAAAAGTATAAGTCTGATAAAGATAGAAACGCTTTGAGAAAAGCAAACTCTATACTTACTAAATTTGCTGAATCTGAATTAGGTAAAACTAAAAAAGCGGCTACTGACTTTATGAGAAATGTTTATAGAATCATTGAAGATAGAGTTGAAGAATTAGGTGCTGAAGCTATGAAAGGTGGAAGAGGAGGATCGTCTGCTAGTACATAATAAAATATTATAACAATAAAAAAGGTGAATCAATTGATTCACCTTTTTTATTTTCACCCATAGTTACCAACAGACAATTTTAATAATTGATCTTGATGATTCACATTGAATAAAAGCGTTATTAAAGTATAACGTCCCATATGGAGATAATGTTGCAAACCCCCTATATTTTAGTCTATCATTCAAGTAGATCTTAAAGTTGAAACTTGTTCTATAACCAGTGTTGTTATAGATCATAAAATTGTTTCTACAAAAACCGTTGTTATCATATGAGAATACGAAATCGGTGAAATTTGCACCATTAGAGTTATAAACATCAACCTTATTATAAGTTGTTGTTTGTGCTTCTGTCGTATTACTAAAAAGTAAAAGTGACAAAAATGAGAGTGTGATAAATAGTAATTTTTTCATTTGTTTTTATTTTGTTTTTATTTTAATTAGTCATTGTCTGTTATTGGTTTGATAATCACTTCCATTTTTCTACCATTTAATTTTGGCATATTTTCTGCTGTTCCGTGATCTGAAAGTGATTGCACAAATTCTAAAAGTAATTTTTCACCCCTTTCTTTAAATGTAATTTGTCTACCTCTAAAGAAAACTCCAACTTTTACTTTGTTACCCTTTTCTAAGAATTTGATAGCGTTATCTTTTCGATAACTAAGGTCATTTTCTTCGGTATTAGGTCCGAACTTAATCTCTTTAGTTTGAACTTTCTTAGATTTCTTTTTCAACTCCTTTTCTTTTTTCTTCTTATCATAAAGGAATTTTTTATAATCTATTATCTTACAAACTGGAGGGTTAGCATTTGGAGAGATTTCTACCAAGTCCATTTCCATATCCCTAGCCATTGAAAGAGCTTCTCCTTTGGAATAAATTCCAGGAGAGTCGATATTATCACCAACTACTCTTACCTCAGCTACCCTGATACGGTTATTTATTCGGTGTTCTTCTTCTTTTTTCTTAAAGTTGTTTCTTCTTCTTTTAGACATATATTATTTTAAAATTGTTTCTATTAATTTATTTGATATTAAATAAGGATCAGCATTTGAAGCTGGTCTCCTATCTTCTATATAACCTGGTGTCTTAGAATCATTAATACTACTTGGTATTCTTATTGAGGCTGTTCTATCACCCTCTCCCCAAGTGAAATCTTCTAATGTAGGTGTTTCATTTTCACCAGTTAACCTTTCTTGGTTACCTTCACCATACACTAATATATGATCTTTATGGCTATTTTCCAACTTTTTACAGTAAGAAATTGCGATTTCAGATTTATTTTCTAAGTTTTCCCTTAATTCTTTTGTAGAGAAGTTAGCATGTAAACCAGATCCATTCCATTCTCCACCACCAAATGGTTTAGGTTCA